TGAGCCATCTTTAGCCCCCGGACTCCCATCTCCTGCAAAGGTAGTCACTAGACCCGCGGATGTAATTCTACGGATGCAATGGTTCGCTGTGTCGGCAACATACACGATTCCTGAACTATCGACGGCCGTGGCGGAAGGATTGTAGAACCTTGCAGCGGTTCCAGGGTCGTTGGCAAGACCTTGAGAGCTTCCTGCCAAGGTAGTCACTGCAGTCGTATAGACGATAGGACCTGCCGAGGTATAGTTCAACTGAAAGGTCACTCCACTTGAAAGACCTGGAACACCTGTGGGACCTGTAGCACCTGTATTGGAGGCTTCTCCAGGCGGTCCTATGGGTCCGGTTGTTCCAAGCTTACCTGTAGGACCTACATTGAAATACGCCAACGCAGCCCAACGAGTTCGACCATCGCCGACCTTCATACGCTTAAACCCTGTGGTTTCATACCCAATCTCGCCTTCTGCAAGAATTGGATTGATTGAAGTCCAGTTTTCGGCTGTATCGCGCCGAAGTTGGATTCGCCTTGATACCGACGACATTTGTTAGTAACCCGATACATTTGATTAGGCACTTCCACCGTCCAATGGTGGACCATCGTTTGCATCCACAAACTCAACAATCTTCATTGAGAGCGGTCCTGCATCAATCTCCACGATTTCACCAGACGCATCTACGCCGCTTGTAATACATTTGGCACAATCGGAAGTGAAGGTTTTTGTGATGACCGTCGGAGGAACGGGTGACATGAATTCTCCCAAACGCACTTCTTGGTTCGGAAGCATGCGTTGGTCGCGACCACTCTGAGCTGCCAAGACTTCGGTATACTGTTTCAGTAGTGAAGTGTAGGCGGCTGCACCATCTTGTCTTCGAACCACTCGAGGAACAATCGTTGTAAAATTCAATGTTTCGATGGTAATACCGCTACTATCCTGCACATACATCACGGTGGATGCGGGACCTAGATTCACAGAGTTACCCGATAGAATGTTAGTGAGTGGATTGAATTCCAGACCAGGAGGAAGGTCTGAGTCGGATACGAAGAAATACACATTTCCAATTCCACCTGTCGTTGCGAACTGAATCGAGATAGGAACATATTGATACAGTAAGAAGGACTTGGAACTCGGTGAAGTCACGATAGGTCCACCTCCAATGTTTCCCGTATTAAAGGTCAACACAATGTCCAGGTCGTTATTCGAACCTGTCGTGCGGAGGTATTGAGGTCGCGAATACGAGAGAATACGCAGTCCGTCATCGGTTGGAAAGGTCCCGCTTAAATCCTGAGTCGTCCATCCTGAAGGAGCTGCCGTTAAAGTAGGACTGCTATAGAGTTTCAATGTCTTATTCCCCGAGAGGTCTTCCGTTCGAACAAAGACATTCCAATTTGAACCATCGTAGTTCATTGACCCTATGGGTAAGGGAGCAATCATAGGTGTAGTCATGTTACTGAACGGGTCACTCGTAAACAGTGTCACATTGCTCCAGTTGCTTCCGTCCGTCGAGTATTTCAGTTTAAGGTCATATGAAGTAGCAGAAACGCCATCCATTCCCGTGGCTAACCAAGTATTGTTTGCATAGATGACTTCATAGCCCATCATCGTAAAGTCATTGGCTGCATTGAACCAGGTCTGTCCTTGGTCGGTCGAATACTTGATGGTATCGGTTGGAAAGGAATAGGTTAAGGTTGAAGTCTCTGAATCTATGCTCTTGTAACTACTTGAACCGGTTGCCACCCAAATCGACGAATTGTCTAGATTGTAATACGCAGTCTCTTTCACAAACCCTCCCACAGTATCATTCGTCCAAGTAGACCCATCGTCTAACGAACGAAGCATGACAGGACTGCCTGCATCATCTGTGAGTCCTCCTGCCATTAACACCCCTTCACCGTAGGCAAGGGCTATACCGCCTCGCAGGTAGACATTTCCAGTATTCGAGTTACTATCGCGTGCAAGCATGTAATTGCTAGCAGTATCTTGAATCAGACTTAGTAAGTCCCAAGAGGTCGCATTGTCTTCTGAGTGGATGACGGCTGCACGATTCACTGCAAGGTCGTCTACTCGGATTCCTGAACACCACCAGGTTGGAAATTCGGGCTTCACTGCAAGTGTTGAGCAACAGAGTTGGTCTGTGTCGATTGGAAGAAAGTCCTCTGCAGTTGAAGACCGCCAAATCGTATTCGATGCAGTTGCGACCACAAAGTTACCATTCACATTGCTGTTTTTGATGAGAATATCAAACCCCTGTTTTACAGCGTACTTTACACTGGTAGACCATGAAACATCATCGTAGGTATAAAACTTATCGGCCGCCCATAGGAAACTATAGCGTTTGACGACTGGATTCACTGTGAAGGTAGCGGGTAAGGTTCCAATCACACTGTTTGCTTCGGATGTAAAGGTAAGGTTTCCACTTGCAGGAAGAATTGGGTTTGGTGGAATACTGTCCGTCCAATTTCCTGAGATTAATCCAGTGGTCGGATTCACTACGAGTCCATAGTTGGGTGATGCAACTGCATAATTACTCACAGTCGTTCCACTATACGAAGTGCTAGTCATTTGAATCGACACTGGGTCTCCTGCAACAAAGGTGTAAACTGGCTGTGGAATGGTTGTCAGAATACTATCGGGAATCAAGCTAAAACTGAAATCTCGTGTACCGGACGCATAGCCTGTAGTGGGTTCAAAGGTCATGTTTCCAGCAGTTGGAGTTGTACTCAATGGAATTCCCGAAACCACACCTGCAGGATTGACCGTAACTCCTGTTGGACCACCGTAGGTTGTGAAGTTAATCACATTGCGTCCACTCAAGGTTGTCACTGGAATCTGAAACGGTGTAATCCGAATGTTTTGGATAAACGCAAAGTTACTGGAGGCTATGTTTCCAATTGTGAACACATCGTTCAGGATGGAAACCTTAACCGTTCGGCTTGCCGTCGCAGGTGACCCTGTTACGGTTGCGTTGACTGAAATCGATGTGAGTGGAAGCACGGAAGTTGGAATTCCAACAATCGTTCCATTCGATAACGAAAGTCCAGTGCCTGCCAAACCAGGAGCGGATAACACAACAGGAAGTTTCGAACCTGCTTCGGCTGCAAAGGTAATTGGATACGGATAATATCCATCTTTGACTTGGTCTACCGGTCTCGATAAGATAAAGTTGTAACATGTATCGATTGCAGGTGTGGGGCTGACAAACGAAACGATATCATTGGACACTGTAATCGGTGTTACATAGTCTCGTGTAACTCCATTGAAATTGGTTGCACGAATCGTGTAATTTGCATTTCCTGCAGTTGTAGGTGTGCCTATCAAATTAGCTCTGGATAAGGAGGCATCAAAGGTAAGTGATAAATCCGAGCGCAAATCCGGTGAGAAGATGCTCGTAATCGGCACATTGCTTGTGAAATAAGTGGCTGCACGGTAGAAGTTTTGACCTGACACCAATGGAACACCTGTATACAAGGTTTGAGTCGTCGACAAATCAAACAAGACTGTTTCTGCAAACTTAAAGTTCAAGGTTTCACTGTTTGAAAGCAAGGGAGTTGGAACGGTTCGAGACACTTGAATTGTATACGATAACCCATTGGTAGTGACTCCCGCATCACGAAACGCATAGGCTGCGGCTAAGGTAGGTGTGCCTCCGACGACCATCGTATAGGAAGTATCTAAGGGTGTGAACGGAGAGGTCTGCACATTTCCCAATGAATCTCGTGCCGTAATTCCATCTGGAAGTGTTGGAAAGGTATATCGAACGACCACTGAACCCGTAGGAGGAATTGCAGTAAAGGTGCGTGATGCAATGGGAGTTCCAACGAGCATTCCTGTAATGTTCGTACTGGCATCCAAATTCAACCGAAGCCGTTCATTGCTAATCACCATATTGAACCTCGTGGTGACAATGCGACTCCCACCATTTTGAACTCCAATGATTTGGTAGTTGCTGTTGGGAACCGTCACTAATGGAATACCGCTGATATCGTAGATGTTCGAGGCATTGCTGACAAACGATAATCCAGGAGGTAAGGTTGGAATAGAGGTGGGTTGTTTCAAGGTAAACGAAGGAGCCACTAACCGAATGGGAGTGATAGGCTCATTCTTATAGAAGGTATATGCGTTATTACTTAACGATGCACCTGACGCATCTAAGAATCGTCCAGGTCCAACTGTGACTGTATTACTGGAGGTCAAGATGGATGAACCACTCACGGTTTGAAGCACAAAGTTTTCCGTAGTTCCTGCCGTCAGATTGGTAGATGCATCTGTAATCGCAAAGGTATAACTTAGATTGCCGTTTTTAGTGAAATACAACGCCGAAGGACTCGCTCCAAATCCACCCGAGTTTGACACGGTTTGTAAAGTATAGGTTAGGTCTGGATTGGAAATCGTGTACGAAAACCCTTCGTACGCGTACACGCCAATCGCGTTGTTTGAGAACGGCAGTACCGTAGTCATTACTTATTCTTGGGAAGTAAAGCTTTAACTGTCTTCCGCTTGGGTTTCGGTGCTTCAACTACCGCAGTCTCAGGTGGAACGACTTTGAGTTCTTCAAACTTCTTCTGTGCCTCTTCAACGGGTAGGTCACGGTAGACCATATCGAGTTTCAATCTCAAAAGGTTGGAGTTGCTGTCCATACTCTTCACTACGAACATTTCGCACCGCAGAATACCATACTTGCGGCTCAAAGGGGATTCGCTTCTCTTCTTGGATTTCGGCTTGATGAGTGTGATATTGAACAGATAAAAAGTAGACAAAGCCCGTCAAGACCAAGCCCAGTAAAATCAGATTAAACGCCCATGAAGTTGCTTGTGCAAGCTCATCGCGTCGTTGAAGAAGACTGTTTTCAATCCGTCCCATGTCTAGGATGAGATGGTTCATTGCTGTATTGTGCGTCTAGAAACTCCAAGGTTTTCCGAACCCACGGGTCGGTGACACAGGGACAAATACGAATACGAGTTGGATACACATAGACTTGACGAAGAATGGTATGTATTTCACGGCGTGACTTCCCAACGAGACAGATGTCCAATACGGTCTCTGAATATCCCAGTAAGTCCATTACGCACTAGACTGTAAACTCTGTGTATACGGGTTCTTCTTGAAAGCATCCAAGATTCCTGGGTTATTGCGTTGAACATTGATGTCTTCTTGCAGAGGCTCAAAGTATTTGACGGAACCCATTTGTGCAGCGGTAGGTGCTTGTCCACCAAAGGTCATCAATGGAGCCTCAAAGGAACGAGAGTTGTTAAGGAGTGTCTCATCACGATGGGTCTGGACATTGTAGGATTGAGGTCCTGCAGCCAATGCCGCCGTTCCACCCGAAGGTCCTGCGGGTGTTGGGCGTCCCTCGACCGTCAACTTCATGAACTCCTGGTAGGGTTCTGTGAAGGCACGAATGTAGGACAAGTATCCACCGGCTGCAGATTGAGCAGGGGATTCGTATTCAACTGACGTGCTCTCGCGATTTTGGACCTTCATCACCTGATTGGGGTAAATTGCAGAGGCAACTTGTTGACCGACGGCAGTGTTCAAGTGTGGAAGTGAACCATCCTTATCCTGCAAGACTTGGAATCGGTCTGGGCGGTTCTTCTTGACAGGCGCTTGAAGACCCATGTCCGTAATGAAGTGTGAACCTGGAATAGGGTCCGCAGAATAGGTAAGCTTGGGCTTGTTCTCGACACGCAATTCATCGGTGGTTCTGGGCAAGGCAAATTCACGAATGGAATCTTGCTGGTAACCGCCCGATGGAAGGTTGGTGTATCCATCGTTCACACCTGGACCGACTTGAACAGGTTCAATCGGGAACACATTCTTGGTGGCAAGGGATGTGACCATACGAGACTGTTCAAAGTCTGTCTCGACCTGCTTACCCCAAGGCAATCCAGTTGCAGACTCGGGCTTGAAGAATGCACCTGCTTCCTCCTTATGGAAAAAGGTGTTCTTGCCTGTTCCCGTGTAGGTGTCGAGGATTCCATCCGTTGCACCACTGTAGGTGGATTGAGTCACATTGGCTCCAAAGAAGGGCACCATGTTATTATGTCCCTCGGAGGACTGAACTACATTGACTACATCGGTCTGTTCAAAGTCGGCTGGACTAATAAAGGTTTCCTTTGGATTTCGCTTTTTGAGTTGTTCTTCTTGCATTCGCGCAATCTGCGGCGCAAGGCTATAACCCAGCGCAGCTAATCCGAGTAGAAGGGCTACCTCCATCTTTGTTGTAAGACGGGTGATTATTTGCGAGTTAAAAAAGACGGCGTGCCAGTAGCCATACCACTGCGTATCCAACGACACAAATCAGTGCAATGACGGCTGGCTCCATCTTATCTATTTAAAGAGACTCTGTGAAGTCTAGATAGCGGCGTGGCGCAGAGGAAGCGCGATGGGCTCATAACCCATAGGTCGGTTGATCGAAACAACCCGCCGCTATTTTGAGACTCGTTTAGTGTTCTCATTTCGTGTAGTTTGGTTGGTAACAAACGGCTCCACGGCATGAGTTTGCGGCTTGAAAAGAAGCCATTGAAAGGGATAGGATGTTTCCTGTCCTTTGGCGATCGGAATCTCGGTTTGTGTTTTCCATTTGGGTCGGTCGAACTGTCTAGGTTGAACAGGTTCCATCTTAAAATGTGCCGACAAAATAATGTATGAACTCCTGCTAGTTCTTGTCGTGATTCTCTTTTTAGGATTGCGTTACCGAGAAACCTTTGTGGTGAAATACGGAAATCCCTTCAACGACGAAGACATCCTTTCCTTTGAACCCAATGCAAAGGGAAAGCGTCTGTTTGGAATTACACCCGACACCTGTCCTGCAAACAAGTCGGAACTCGATGCAGGATTGTGTTACGAAGCCTGTGAAGACGGATATCATGGAGTGGGCCCCGTCTGTTGGGCGAATACGACGAATGTAGGCATTGGAAAAGTCATGGAATTGAAGTCGTGTTATGATTCCGGTCATCGATACGACGATGGAACTGCATGGAACGACTGGGGATTGTTGTGTCAGAAACAGTTGAAGTGGGATAACTGTGCATGGAGAAGTATCTTTGGATGTGTAGGAGGACTTACAGGTGGAGATTTACGAGCCAAGCAGTTGACCTGTGATAACTACGGAGACCGAGAAAACGTCGACGCATTGTGCTACAAGAAATGTCCTGAAGGAATGCGTCATGTTCCGGGTATGCCCTACTTGTGTTTCAAAGGCTCTCGAGGTCTTTCGTATGGACGCGGTGTAGGCGATGTACCACCTTTGTTTGCGTGGGGTGAATAACTTAATCATATTGCTTAAATCCTCCACCGCGTCTGATAAACATTGTGCTCCAGTTTTCACCATTACGAAGTAAAACACCTCTATCGTCAGTACCACCTCCAGTTGTGTTTAAGATTTGGAGATCGGTGGATGGTTGTAAAGGACGTGGGCGAATTAAATGGTTTCCAATCTGAATACTATCCACATTCAAGTTCCTAGGAACAGTTGCTGGGTCTCCTGGATTGCCTTTAGGTCCTACGGCTCCAGCAGGTCCTACAGGTCCAGCAACTCCTCCAGGACCCTGTTTTCCTTCAGGTCCTTGTTTTCCATCTGAACCAGTAGGTCCTCGTTCACCTCGATCTCCAGTAGGTCCCATAGGTCCTACAACTCCAACCGTTGATCCAGAACTTCCTGGAACTCCTTGAATTCCTTGATCACCTTTATCGCCTTTATCACCTTTATCACCCTTATTACCCTGGATTCCTTGAGGTCCTTGTTGACCCATGGCTCCAACAATACCTTGTATACCTTGGTCACCCTTGGCGCCTGTTGCACCCGTTGGACCCATCTGACCGATTCCTCCACGGATTGCATACGGACCTTCCCACGAAGGTGCGCTGTTTCCCAAATTTCCGCCCAAGGGTTCTACGTATCCATTCCCTCCTTCCAAGTGTTCTCGAACTCCGAATGGAGTGAAAAACTGCTGCTTGAATGGATTGGTGAACACACTACCACCTACAAACTTTTCAACGGTACTTTGTTTAGTGTATTTAGACCAGTCATTACGAGAATAGGGATCCAAGGTCAACGTCTTCAGCATTCGCTTGAATCGTTCAACCATCGAGTTGTATTTCTCCATGTCCATACCTGGAACAGGAGCCGGTGGAGTGAACTTACCTGCAGGTTTGAATCCAAAGCAGTTCACACCAAACTTCGTACTAGGGTCAAAATAACCACCGTTCACACCTGGACGACCGCAAAAGGTTCTCTTGGCTGGATCCACTTCTTGTTGAAGACGCTCCCAGGTTTCCTTCTGTGTGGGGTACAACGCCATTCCACCTGCAGACCATCCATAGCCACACCATTCAGCTCCCTTCGCATAGGCGTCCATGATTTGTTCGAGTGTGGCAAGTTCAGCTCCATAGGCACCGCAGACTGCAGGGGCTTCATCGTAGGTGAATTGTTGGTCATACACATGAAAGACTTCACTTCCAATGACAGGACCGGAGGGAACCGACTTGGAGGCGGCAGGTATAACTTCTTTCTTTTCCTCCTTCTTCACGGTTTCACTTCCGAACAATTGGTCAATGGAGATGAACCCGTAATAGACCAATACAACGAGGACGAGGGCGAGAGTAGCCCAAAGGACCAAGAGTGCAACAAAGGAACCTGTTGCAAATAACACGATCAGTGAAAGAGCAATGAAAAAGGCACCGATAAACACTCCGTAGATGTCGGAGGTCAAAATCGTTTCCTTTACCACGGTTGTGGGTCCCGTAGGTCCTGTTGCAGCGGATGCATTTTGTGTAGTCGTTGAACTGGTGGTGGGTCCTACTGGACCTGTGGCTCCTGTGGCTCCTGCCGATACGGATGGCATTCTTACTTATTCATTGATACGATAATACATCAGCAATCGCATACGGTCGTCGTGAGGCATAAAGTTTGCAGTGTGTGTTTGAACGTGTGTATCATCAAATCGATACCATGGCTGACCTGGTGGAAGGTTACGACCCCAGGTGAACCAGTGGTTTCCTGTGAAACACACAATCGCAAACAGAGCGAAGCGAACCTTGTTGAGGACGACGACCGGTGTGTATTGTGTTGTCGTTCCCATGGACGTCTGGTGAAACATCATGACTTGAGGGAACTCTGCAAACATCATCTGCTTGTGGCATCCCTTTTGCTTGCACTTTTCACAAGTCCAATCGGGAATGCTTTGTGGTTTGACGGTTTCAGCAATCGCATCAGAGACGGTTTGCTTGCCGCCTACAGGCGTAATGGAGAATTCGTTGAGGGTGTCGGGGCGGAGGTCTTTGTAGTCGCAGTGGTCGCACTGAATGGAGTTCGCAACCTTGAAGCGCGTAAGCTTATCAAGGAAGGGTACTTTGTCACAGAGAAATTGGATGAACTCGTGGGAGTCGCCGATGCTTTCGCCTGCAGGCATGGAGGGACAGACCTTGACGCATTCATATAAGGATTTCAATCCCTCGTCGCCACGACTGGCCCAGATTTCGGCTAGACATGCCTCGACTGGGTTGTCGACGTCTTCGTCTCCATCATTGACTCGTTTCTGAAAATCGGGGATACGTAAGATAGCTTGGAGTCCTGCATTAATCCAGCAGGACCCATTTTTGTTTCGAAGTCCGAAGGTATACATTCTTTAGTTTTGGAAGGCTGAAAAATCGGTTAGGAATGGAACGGGTTCCGTTTTGAAGGAATAGCTCGACGATGCAAACTGCTGGGAGACTCTGTAAGGATCTTGGATTAAATCCATATCTCCAGGTTGACGAGAATAGGGAAAGTACTGACTATTTGCATCCGAACCCAACGATGCGGATGAAGGTAGTGATCCTTTTAGGTCTGTGACTCGTCCACCCATTCCAGAACTTTCAGACCCCCATTTTCCTCCTCGTCCACCCAAAAGTTCAGGGTATGTATTGTCTTTAGTTGAATCCACTAGTCCTTGTGGACCTGCTTCTCCAAAACCTCTAAAGATCGGACCAAATAGTTTATGCAAACGACCTCCTGCATGAGCCGCTGCGCCTGGAGAAGCACTGCCTGTAGGTCCTGTAGCAGCACTACCACCTGTTGGACCTGTAGAAGAACTACCTGTTGGACCGGTGGAAGCACCCGTTGGACCGTTATTCAAATACCCTTGACCTTGTCCAAGTCCTGTAAGGATGGTATTGTATGACGAATTACCCGATACACCTGCTTGACTAATGAAATAGGTACTCAATACACGTTTTATCATCTCTTTCGAGACCGATGTATTAGTGTCCGTTGTAAGGAATGTATCGATCTTTTGTAAGGTAATCGGCACAGACGCAGATTTGAAGACATCATAGTAAAACTTCTCAATACTCGGTGTTAACAGACCTCCAGCCTTTTCTTCCAATGCATTCTTGGCTTCTTGGAGTTTAGCCTTTTCATCCGTCGAGAGTCCTGCCTTATTCGATAAACTTTCAAAGACCCCAGCATTCGTGACATCTTGTGACTTCACCTTCGTCATGAGAAAGGCTTGATCTGCATTGTCTAGCAAACCAAAGATCCGAATCTTATCTGCCTTGTCGTACGGTGGGGCTTGAATACTTGGAGTCGGTTCAAATCGTTCGCGGACCAGTGTCCATGCGATGAGGACTACAGCAATCAGTAGGAAAATCCATACTTTCTTCATTGTTTCTACACTACATTTTTAGCACACTCACACCCCGTAAAACTGACCACGGTTCCAGCTTATGGAATTATCATCCCAGTTTCCCTCGCGCCGTGGTTCACTTTGTGGGACAGGACTGTATTCGCCTTCTGGCAGCTTTCCTTTTCGGCTATCCGAAGGTGTATAGGTTAACTCGGTGCGTGTTCGCACTTCATCGACGCCCATATCGGGTTGAAGATTCTCACCTTTGAACCCTGCTAGAGCTCCTGTCGTCACGGTTTCCTTTTGTTCTCGTTCCGCTGCACTTCCAGTTCGTTCAACTGCAAACCCGGCAGTAATAATCTTACGAATCGATTCCTTATCCACACCAGGTATCGTGACTGAATCTGAAAAGGTTTTGACTTCAGTGTCTTTGATAAACACAGTTGGATTGGCTTTGCGTGCAGGTTCATAGATTTCATCGTAGAACTTCTGAAGGACCTTCAGGTAATCATCGTCGTTGCCTCCAATCGGTGCTGACGCATCAATCTTACTCAACCATTCTGCATTCCGAGTTGGACGCGCACCGGGTCCTTCAATGATCACATAGTGTTCGCGTACTCTCCAGAGTATCAAGAGTACGATAATCCCTAGAAGTATCCAGAGTCCCATTGTTTATTGGACACTACAATTCCACGAAGTCTCTGGACCTTGGGATTGAACTACAGGTTGTTTTCCACGAAGTTCTTGGCGAGTCTTTTCGGCGCGGTCCAAATCGTAATCCCCTCGTGCAATTGCAGCTTCAGACGATTGAATCCCTTCCCAACTTGGAGACATTGCAGAATACTTGGCTTGTGTTTGTGCGTCACGAGGCTGAAATTCAAGAAAGCCAGTATGTGTTGTGTTCTTTCCAGGAGTGTATCCCTGTGTATAGATGGGGTCAATGGATGGGCAATGAGTTCCTTGGGCCGCAAGTGATTTGGTATACTGCTCGTAATCCGCGAGTGTCTTGAATGGACGAACCTGTCCTGTTTTCACAGAATAACCCTCCCAAGAGCGGTCGAGTCGTTGTTCGATACGAGTGATACACGCCATTTTCTAGGTATCCATATAAATGTCGGGACGAGTTGCCGTAGTCTATTTCTTTATGATCGGCTGCCCTCATTGTGAAGCCATGCGACCTGCGTGGAATGACGCGAAGAAATACTTGAAACATGTTAAGGTGGAAGAGAAGGAAGCCAATCAAGTCGGGATGGACGACGGGGTCCAAAGCTTTCCAACCATTGTCGTCCGTAAGAATGGAAAGGAAGTCAAGCGTCTAGAAGGAAAGCGAGACTCTGGTAAAGAAATCGTTCAAGAATTAGGCTTGCGCAGGCGTCGGGGCGGCACCCACCGAAGGAAGGGGAAGTCCCGTCATCGTACCCTTCGCAATTACAAATCCTTCGCTTAATCCTTTTTGATTGGTTCGTTGTCCGTTCTTTCCAAGAAACTCCAAGAACCCTGCGTGGTCATCGGCAGGCACAGCGTGGAAATTGCGTTGAGATTGAACTAGGTCAAAGACATCCGTTGTGTCCATGTAGATGTTCGAGGTCTGTGCGAAGGCTTGATTGACCTTGTCACGGACTTTCACATCGGTAATCTCGGCTGCAGGAGGTCGTTCTGGATTGTCCACGATGTCTGTCAATTGAGGATTCATGAATGGGTTGTCGGCGGTCGGCATCGAGGTTTCAACACCTGTATATCCGGAGACAACCGGTCCGGATGCAAACTTCTCGGACATAATCGTCTTGGCTTCAGGGAAGACGGATTCCAATAGAACTGTAGCCATCATGACGACAGGCACCAATAGCAGATACCATGCGTCTCGTGAAGTCAGCACTAATAAGACCGATAAATACACTGAAAAGCGAACCACTGCGTTCAGTGACGCTCGGACGGGCATTGAGGGTTGTGGGACAAACTTGTACCAAGTATCCTGGTTGAATAGAATACTTGGTTCCGAATACCAAAAGGGTTCAGTCATCTCTTACTTTGAACCACGGGTTTTTTGTTCGTGCTTTCTCTGTAGTCGTGCCAAAATCCTAGCTCGACGCGCATCGGGGTGGTTCGAGAGAATCTGTTGTGCGGTGTTTCCAGTGGTGTTCCCTGCATCTTCGCCGAGGACGGCTTGATTCAAAAACTTACCAAAGGACGATTGGAATTTTGCACGAATCTTTTCAATGTCTCTTCGCAGTTCATTCTGATTGAGCTTGCCTGACCGAATCTTCTCTTCTAATACAGCTCGAGCTCGCATCATAATCTCGTTCAAGATTTCACTCTGTTGTGGGTTTCGAAGCATTTGAAGCAATCGTTCGGGGTCTTCGAAATCAATATCTAACCCTTCAAGGTCTACGGACTGAATGATGTCGCCGACCAAAGACACTAATCGGGTGCTCATGATGAGTTCAAGCATTTCAGACATGGAGGATTGAGTCTCTTCATCTTCCAAGATTTGCTGGACTTCATCGGCTTGAGCTGCAGTGCCTGGAATCGCACCTTTCATCGCTTCCATCAATTTTCCAAACTTCTCTTTGGGGTTTCCGTTGAGGACGGCATAGACCAACGCCATTTGGACCTTTTTCCAGTTGTCGTCGGACGGTTTCCATGCAACCTTGATTCCTGGAAACAACTCGATTTCTTGAAACAGCGTATCGTCACGCTTTACAACACGCAATAGATGAGGGAGAAGAACAGTTTCAATGTGTTGAAAGAGTTCTTCATTCGCCCGAAGTTCTGGATGTGCCTCTTTGAAAAGGTTCACAAGGTTTCGTAGATGTTCCATTTATTAGATTTGACTACATGTTCTCTTAAGCCTTATTACCGCCGCGGCTTTCAAAGAGTTTCAGTTGTTCATCCGTTAAGCAGACGCATCCAGTGTCACCGGAAAAGGGGCTTGGGCAGCAATCTGCAGACATACGGTTACCCTCGAACTGGAACAGCTCTTGGTCATTGGCCATCTCATAAGGTCTCTCGGGGACTGGCTTGGGTTCAGAGCCTAACAAAGGGGAGACACCATCGTAACCCGTAATACCTTCAGTCTTTTGCATGTCGAGGGGCATACCGCGCTCGCGTTGCATGAATCGTTCCTTTCCATCGCTTGGCTCCTCGGACGCCTTAGAGGGGGCAGGAACCATGGAACGAGCAAAATAACCAGCTAAGAGCGCTGCCAAGAAAAAGATGAGAACTGCAATTGTCTTTCGCATTATCTGTTACAGTGGAAAAAATCAAAATGGATTCTTGAAAGTCAGGAATCTACTTCCATCCCCCACCACCCAAATGAATACCTACGATTCCATGTCTCTCGTCGAGTTGAAGAAGGTCGCCAAGACCCGACGCATCAAAATGTACTATACCAAGAAACGCCATGAACTGATCCGCTTACTCTCTCTCCCCGAATTACCAGAGTCCTTTACCATTGAAAAGTACACCATCGTGCAACTCCGCCAACAAGCCAAGGAACGCAACATTGGAGGTATCTGGAAACTCACCCGCGAACAGCTCGTCAACATTCTATACCCCCTTCCGCAACAACATGACCAGGATAATGACGATGCCCATGAACATGATAGCCCACAGACCCAAGATTGCCACCAAGTACGGGAACAGGAAGTCAAATAAATAATTGAACAATGGAGATACAACATTGGAATGAAACGCCAGCTGAACTTCGGGCGTCTTGACCCGTTCCAGCATGTCGTTCAGCAACGATTCGATGAGTTTACTCATTGAAATTTGTCTGATTACCTATATAAACATGAAGCTAAATCAGACGAAAATGATTCGCCTCGGAGCCGTAGTCGCAGGAGTTGCCGTGTTGTATGTTCTTTTTACTTCGTATTCAGGTGCGAAGGCTGCCGTCTTGGATAAGGCCGAGGAGCTCGGAGGCTCTGGCTCCATGGCACCTTCCTCCAACAGCGGTCCTTACATGAGCATGCCCCACGGTGTCGCCGGTAACGCCACCTCTGTATCCGGCATGATTCAGGGACGCACTCCTTCTTCCCAACAGACGTACCAAGAGTCCACCTTGTCCTCGTCTGAGCTTCTCCCCAACGGCAAGATTGGCGCCGACTGGGCTGCCGTGAACCCTGTGGGCGCCGAGGACCTCAAGGGACAGAACTTCTTGCAATCCGGTTACCACAGCAACATCAACATTGTCGGTATCGCCCAGACCAAGCGCAACCAGAGCTACGACATCCGCTCCGAGTTGCCTAATCCACAGTCCAAGGTGGGTCCCTTCTTGAACACCACCATTGACCCCGACCCGTTCAAGGCCTCTCGTGCTATCGAGGGACTCACTGCCTAAACACAAACCTATCTACTAAATAATGTTCCCTCTCGCTGCCGGTGTAGGTGTCGTTGCGCTCGCATACCTAGCCAATCAAGGACCCGGTAACACAACTCGTATGAAAGGCCCAGATGGGCTTGAGTACGAAATGCAAAACTTACCTGACAAGCAGGCGGCTGTGAAACTCATGTCGGAGATTCGCGGAGACCTCGTCAAGTTACATACCTACTATAAAGAGACCCCTGGATTAGACCAGGACCCACCGATTGGTCGATTCATTCAACGCTTCACACCCGATGTGTTTATTGAAAATGAAATGACTTCACCTGACACTTCGTATTCGGAAAACAAGGGACAGAAAATCGTCGTCTGTCTGCGAGACAAGACCAAACCACCCAAGTATCCACTCGTCGATAAGAACACTGTGATGTTTGTGATGCTGCATGAGATGGCGCATTTGATGACCGAGACCATCGGACACACGCAAGAGTTTTGGGCGAACTTCAAGTTAATCCTTGGAGACGCAGTGAAAGTCGGCATTTACCATCCAGTGAACTACTCGCATACACCCACACCGTATTGCGGAATGATGATTACCGATAGCCCGATTTAAGGGGTGATTCCGACGAAATCAAGTCGGGGCGATAAATAATGAAAACCGTCCCCGTCTTCGGGACTTTACAGCCGGTCCGTTTCTATGAGGATGACAGCATTGAAACCGTTCGGCAAATTGTGGCTTTGCATGTGGCGTCACATCCAGACCGCCTCTTCATTGAAGCCAAGACAAACTTGCCTAAAGACTATTACTCGACCAATCCAGTCCATTGGACCAACTTGTTTTTGCGTTTGTCCTTGGACGGAAAGCGAATCACGCAAGACCGATTGAAAGTCTACTTGACCGAGATTCGTGTTGGAACGGGTGTTACCGAACGAGAGGTCACACGAGAAGAGTGGGAAGACCATGAAGAGTTTCTACAACCCTTGTTCGACCCACCGACGGATTTCGACGAGTGGCGTATTCTAGGTGTGGATGAAGTGCATTCCTTTGTGATGCCGTTACCTCCCAGAGACATTCCAGGACTTCAAGCTGCATCGCGTCCGATTCCACAAACACAGAGTTTGTTCGAAACCTTACATCCCTATGAAGTCACTGAACTTCGTGCAACTGTATTGACTCCCGAAGCATCCCCTGGAATCAAGTTGAATTACTTTCCTCGCTTGAAACCCGATACACCTACGACCATTGAACCTTTGCGTGCATCCATTGAAGCGACCCAAGCACAACTTCAACGATTGTTGGATTTGGATACACCCAAACATGAAACGGTCTCGATGGTTCGTGCGAAATGGTACATCCCATTAGTCTCCACAACCTTTACAGCTCCACGCACACGATTCGAGCAAATCTTCTACGGAATGACGGTCAGTCCCGAGACACCCTACATTGGATATTTCACAGCCAAGACCGAGACTGTGCGTCACAAGTTCTTCTGTCCCGATTCGAAAGACAAGAAACCCCTGCTGGATGTCTCCATGTGGAAAGGATGGTTCAACAATACACAACCTCAACGCCGCATTCCTACACTGTTGTTGTATCGTGGAAGCTCTCGCACTTCCTTTGAACGGATTGCGATTACCGACCGAGATATCACAGTGGATGTGCGACGCGAGAAAAACTCCAAAGAAACACTGGATGAATTGAAAGCAGGAGCCTTGGAATGGTTGAAGACTTTGGATGCGTTAACACCGTTCATGGTCCAAACGGACATTGAAGCATCACGCTGGGAATTGAGTGACTTGTCGGTTGTGGCGACCTACGCAAAAGAGATTCGGGAATTTGATATGCTTCGATTTCCGTGCTTACAAAGTGTGTTTGGATTCCAGACCGATACATTCCGTCTCCTTCGGGCTGAACATACTTCGGACAACATTACACCACGAGAACTCCAAGCAGTGCAAGTCTTGAATCAAGAAGACGCAGTTCAGACCGCAGAGTATTTAGCCGAAGAACTCAACCTTCCCATCGAAGAAGCTGCAGAATTATTGACTTCCGTCCAACAACGGTCCGAGGAACTGAACTTGGAGAAGTCTTTGCGTGCCTATCCGACCATTCGATTTTCCAACAAGGAAGTGATTCTTAAGTTTGTAACCCACTTGGAACGAACCTTGAAGTATGTGGATATCTTGCGACATGTTTTGACTTCGGAGAGTGAAGCCATTGATGCAGTCTGTCCACGACGCATGGAAAAGGTAGTTCCTAAGGTCGCAGTCCCACAGCAGGAGATTCAAATGGACGGTGAACTTGAAGCCGACGATACCTTCAATGCAATGATGGGATTCGAAGAAGAGGAGGAAGAACAAGGTGTGGTTGAATCGGTTCCAACAGGTCCCAAATCCAGAAAGGTCAAGGTCCAACCACGAGGTATGGGAACTTACAACTTCTTCAACAACCGACTCCAAAAGTTCGACCCTGCAACCTTTGATAAATCCATCTACCCTTCAAAGTGCGATAAGCCTAAACAAGCCATCGTATTGACGAAGGAAGACAAGGAGCGTGTAGGACCTGACTACAATTATTCAACCGTTCCGCCCCTTGAAACTTTGGAACTCAAAGACCCCGATGGAACTGTGATTTGTCCTCCGTATTGGTGTATACGCGACGAGATTCCTTTGCGAGAAGACCAATTGATTACCAAAGAGGATGCGTTACATTGCCCTGTCTGTGATGGTAAAGTGCGCACGACGGATGACTTGGATACTTTGGAATTCACCGTCATCAAACGAGATACACTTGCAAAGTATCCAGACTACATCAAGGCACTCTCGTCCATCAACAAACGCAAAATCCCCTGCTGTTTCCAAACACCTCGTGCAGCGACTGAAATCTTGGCGCCCAAAGAAGAGGCAACCTATGTCTTGGATTCAACGACAACCCAAGTTCCTGCATTACGATTCGCGTACCTCTCCCCCGAGTTAGCGGACCAGTTGTCCATACAAACCGACTATGCAAATTCAGTGAAGAAAGGTCGTCTTTCGTCAGGTGAATCCGATTACTTCCGTGTCGGCATTGGTCGTCCATCGAAAACCTTACCTATTTTGTTGAACGATAAGACCTCCATTCCACGCCCTCGGGATGCACGAGATAACCTCTTGCAATGTTCGTTCTTCCGCACTTGGAAAGACCGCAAAGAAGGCGATACACAACTTGACCGAATCGTTGCGTCGATTGACCATGCCTATCAGAACGGAGACCTTGGAATGCTTGAAGAGTTGGAGTATGTAACCACCTTCTTGAAATGCGAAGTCATTCGGATTGAAGGAGGACAAGTCGTGTGTGGTTTCTGGTCGGATTCAGGAGGTGCGACTTCACGCACGATTGTGTTGATGGGTACTTCCTTGTTAGCCTATGTCTCACGAGTCAAAGAGTCGAAGGCCTACAAGTCTGAGTTCACCACTGACATGCGTAGACCTGTCTTCAAAGGTACTCTACCGATTGTGCGCGACCGTCATGTTCGTGCCTGTGCTGTGAATGCACCTGTGTTGGCCGATGCGATTGCAGAACTTCAACTCAAAAATGAAGCCAACTACGAAGTCATCTTGGACCCATTCAAGCGTATTCAAGCCGTGTTAGTTCCAAAGAAGATTCTACTTCCCATTCAACCTACCAATACAAATCCCGATGCAGGCGTTCCCGTTCGTGAAGGGTATGCAGATGTTACGGTTGAAGACCTTCCAAGAGGCGATGTGATGCGTGCGTTTCTCAATGACGCAAAGCATGCAAAGTTCAAGGTTCAGTCAGAGATTCATGACCTAGCAGGTCGTATCGTTGAACTCGAACTCACTTCTGGGTTCCGTGTTCCGATTGTGCCCGAAGAGTCAGAAGGTTCTCCCGAGGAAGTGGTTCAAACCGTGCGAGACTTCAATGAAAAGTCATTGGTCGATGGACAACCCAATGCAGCCGACTTACAACTTGCACAAAGCATCACTTATTCATCCGAGATTTATGAGTTCTTGTTGTTCTCGTTGTCCAAAGACATTCAAACAGGTCCCGATGGAGCCATCTTGGACCCGACCTATGAAGTACTACGCAATTCAATTATGAATCGAGGTGCTGCACTCTACAAAGAGTTAACCAAATGGTTCAAAGCCGAAGCGTATGAAGACACGACCAAGGCTCCTATCGAGTTCATGAATAAAGTGCGAACACCGTGCGGGCAGTTCACAGACAAAGACAAGTGTTCCAAATCCTCTTTATGTGGATGGCACAAGAACACCTGCAAGATTCGGGTCAAACCCAGTGTGGAAAAGGAGGCAGTGCTTAAACGAATTGTGAAGACACTCCGAGATAACGACAAACAGCGTGCGCTGGTTCTCGATGGTCGGTTGTCACCTTTTTTTAGTACGATTTTGTATTTAGAAATGCCTCACGAGCTGATTACGACGACGATTTAGACCTTGA